TTTTGAACCGGTGTAACCAATATCACCTTGTGAACCTGTATAACCTAAATCTCCTTTTGAACCTACAAAGCCTGTGTCACCTTTTGAACCGGTGTAACCAATATCACCTTGTGAACCTGTATAGCCTAAATCTCCTTTTGAACCTGTAAATCCTGTGTCACCTTTTGAGCCTGTGAAACCAATGTCGCCTTTTGAGCCTGTGAAACCGGCTGTAAGTGGAACTAACTCCCAAGCTGCTCCATTATATTTCCAGGTACGTGTACCTAATTGGTATGTTTGATTAACCGAGGGGCTATTAGGAAAATTTATTGTAGGCATCTTTATTTTAACCTTAATTTAAAATTAATTTATAATTATTTATACAAAAAAAATACTTAAAAGAACATTTTTTTAAAAATATTTTTTTAAAAAATCAATATAATTAAATGTATTTAGTATTTTAATATTTTTAACCATATTTTCTTATTTTTGTTCTAGGATAAACGTTTCCATTAGATAATCTATTTTTAACAGTATTAATTGCAACATATCCTGTTAATCCTCTTTCTTTTTTATAAAATAAATATCTATTATTTGAATTAACACCTAGAGATGTATAATCCGATGCTCCACCTCCGGTAGATGATATTCTATTACTCGTTGAATTATTTTCTATATATGTAATTATTTCAGATTGTGTCATTGAAGGAAAATTTTCTAATAAAGAAGCTAAAAGGCCTGTAACTTGTGGCGATGCCATACTTGTACCTGAAATAGAACCTATTTTATAATTAGAATCACGTGGATCGTTAGCAAGTGTGATACTAAATTCAGAAGCGGCCGTTGTATCATAAACTGATGATGTTATAAATCTACCTGGAGCATAGACTTCTACTCGACTTCCATAATTACTAAAATCAGTTTTATATTCTTCTGTTACAACATCTATAGCACCTATACATAAAGAAGTACCTGAAGCTGTAGGTGTGGAGCCTCGCATTGGAAAAATGTTTCCACTACCTGTATAAGTAAAATAATTATTATAATCTAAATCAGTTTGAGTATTTACATTCCAATATGAATTTCCTGAAGAACCAACAACAATTACTCCATCTGTTATTGCATCTTCAACATCAGCATCTACAGCAGCAACTCTTGCAGGTGTTTTATTTAAGGCGTTACTAAAAAATACAGGAATTCCATAGGTTTCTAAAGTTGCTTTTCTTTCTTCATTTGACCCCGAAATATTAATTGTACTGCCTCTATAGTTAAGTTGTGTAATACTGCTTAAAAAAAGATTTGAATAAACATATCCCCAACTATTATTTACTATAGTAGGATTTCTTTTTCCTGTTATATTATTAATTGGTTTATTTTTATGAAATTCTCTTATGTAATCAAAAATATATAATTGCCAACTACCTGGTGGACCTCCTGCCGAAATATAATTAAATTCAATATTATAAATATTAGCATCTCTAGCCCAACCTTGAGTATTTCCTGCAACAGTTCCAGCTACATGTGTTCCGTGGTTACTATCTACTGAACTATAATTATAGGGTAATGTTGTTACATATCCTAAAGATGCACTATGTTGAAACCAATTATATGAAACAAATCTACTTCCACCTGTACCATCAGAATTAACAGCAAATTCAGGATGATTTCCGTTAATATGAGAATCTACAATAACAACATCTACATTTTTTCCTGAAGATGTTGTATAAATTGTTTGTGTAGTTTGAGTGAATGCACCATTTGTTCCCCAATTAGATAAAGGCGTTCTTTCTGTAACACTATATAATCCCCAATTTTTATCATTTGAGTCTATTGTGTTGCTTTTTTCAAAATTATCTGTTTGAGACCAAAACGGAACAGGAATTAAATTTAATTCTTTAGGTAATTTTTCTACTGCTAAAACTCTAGGTTCGTTTCTTAAAATATTTGCTTCTTCATCTGTTAAATAGTAATGTGTATTTCTACTTATTTCTCTTATATTAGCAACATCAACTTTACGATTAGGAATATATAAAGTACCCTCAGTGCTCTCCATATCTTCAAAAAAAGAATCAATGTCTTGTCTATTACGTACAGTAACAATATATTCTTTTGTTTCTGACATTTTAAATTTCTAATTGTAAAATTGTTAATGTAACCGTAATAGATGTTGTAGAACCACTTTTATTTTTTACACTAATAGGAATATTCGTAACTGTAGGATTTTCATTATTAAAACCTAAAACAGCTGGCGATATTAAAATTGATTGATTGCCTGTTGTGATGACTTCAGCAATAACTCCTGAACCTGAAGTAGGATCTGTTGTTTCACCTCTCGCGCTATCACTAGAACGTGAAGTTGTATCTGTATAAATTCTTACCCAAGCAGCTGCTGAAGTTTCTATTTTAAATAAAGCATATCCTTTAAAACCTGTAATTGTTAAATTTTCAGAACTATTATTATTTAAAGATGATGATGTAACTGTAGCAGTTGATCGTGATGAAGCACCAGAACCAGTTGATCCTGTATAACCAGTATCTCCTTTAGAACCTGTAAAACCAGTACCAGTAGAACCGGTAAATCCAATATCTCCTTTTGAGCCTGTAAATCCCGTATCACCTTTTGAGCCTGTGTATCCACCAGGACTTCCTGTTTCTCCTTTAGAACCTGTATAACCAGTATCTCCTTTAGAACCTGTATAACCTCCAGGATCACCTTGTGAACCCGTATAACCTGTTCCTTGTGAACCTGTATATCCTAATGAACCTGTATATCCTAATGAACCTGTATATCCTAATGAACCTGTGTATCCTAATGAACCTGTAAATCCTGTGTCACCTTTTGAACCTGTGTAACCAATGTCACCTTTTGAGCCTGTGTATCCTTGAGAACCTGTATAACCGCTTCCCGCACCTGTGCCTACGGCAGTTCCATTTAAAGTAAAAGCTCCAGCAGAATCTACTTTTAACGTATTACATCCTGCTTTAAGTATTATTTGATTACTACAACTAGGGCCGTCGCCTGTTGCACAATTACCTAGTATAATATTACAATTTCCACAAGTATTATAATAACCTGCTCTAAAACCTAAAAATACGTTGTAATTACCATGAGTGTTACAATATCCTGAGGTATGACCTAAAAGTATATTACAATTTCCTTGTGTGTTAAATCTACCTGAACAAGTACCTATAAAAACGTTATTACAAGCTCCAGACCCACATTGATTTGCAAAAGAACCTATGGCTATATTTTCAATTCCGCCTGTGTTTAAATTAAAAGAACACCATCCTATTGCTAAATTTCTTGCACTGCCATTTACCACAAGATTTTCTCCTGAATAATGACCTATAAAAGTATTACAATCGCTCTGACATATTTTCATTCCAGCATTTTTTCCTATTCCTATACCAAAATATGAAAGAGTAGAACATTTTAAAGCGCATGTTCCTATTGCTATGTTTTCTGAATAACCATTACTAAACTGTAAAGCACATGTACCTATAGCAACATTACCTGTACCTGAACAATTACATGATCCTGTTTTTTGACCTATAAAAACATTTTCTCTACCTGAAGTAATACCAAATCCTGCATTATATCCTAATACTACATTACAATCACCAAAACATACGCATTGACCAGCTCCTTGACCTAAAAAGATGTTATCACAAGCAGTGTTAGTTGCACTTGAATGGCCTATACCAGCACTTCTACCAATTATAATATTATGTCTACCTGTAGATAAATTACTGCCAGCTTCTCTTCCTACAAGAAAATTATATGAACCAGTTGTGGTGTTTTTACCTGCGTAACATCCAAAAGCTATATTATCTGATCCTGTTGAGTTTCTTAAAACTCTATAACCTATTCCTACACTATTGCCACCTGTTGTGTTACAGAGTCCCGAATATTCTCCTGCAAAAAAATTAAAATTTCCTGTTGTATTATCTCTTCCAGCACTTGCTCCTAAAAAAATATTACTACATCCGCTTGTATTTGATTTACCACTATTTCTTCCTAAAAATATGCTCGTCTGGCCAGTTGTATTAGAATGACCTGAACAACATCCAATAAAAATATTTGAAACACCACCAGAATTATTATAGCCAGCTTGAAATCCTATAAACGTATTATCGCTTCCGCAAATATTACAACGACCAGCACATCTTCCTAAAAAAGTATTATTACTAGCTGTAGAATTAAATGCACATGAAGGATAAGATTCTCCTGTACATTGTCCTGCAAAACAACCAACTAAAAAATTATTTGAAGAATTGCCTCCTGTTCCTGTATTTAAATTTGTTGTTACTATATTTGAATCACCAAAAGAACCGCTACAACGTGTAAATACTTCGTTGCCTGCTGAACCTGTAAAACCTATGTTTCCTAAAGAACCTGTAAAACCTGTAGAACCTGCTGAACCTGTAAAACCAGCACCTGCTGAACCTGTATAACCTATATTTCCTAAAGAACCTGTAAAACCTGTAGAACCTGCTGAACCTGTAAAACCAGCACCTGCTGAACCTGTATAACCTATATTTCCTAAAGAACCTGTAAATCCTGTTGCGCCTGTTGAACCTGTGTAACCAATATCACCTTGTGAACCTGTGTAACCAATGTTACCTTGTGAACCTGTAAATCCTGTGTCACCTTTTGATCCTGTAAATCCTGTGTCTCCTTTAGAACCTGTGTATCCAATATTTCCTATTGATCCAGCATAACCTGGTAATCCTACATTAGAAAATTCTACCCATTGATCAGTGTCGCCATCATAATAATAAAAATATTGAACACCTGTTGCTTCATCAATCCAGATATCTCCATACTGAGCACCTGAAGGAGGTGTAGAAGAAGTTGTAATATCAAGTTCTCCTTCTGATCCGGTAAATCCAGTATCACCTCGTGAACCAGTAAATCCTGTTGAACCAGTATATCCTAAATCTCCTTTTGAACCTGTATAACCTAAATCTCCTTTTGAACCTACAAATCCTGTATCACCTTTTGAACCAACAAATCCTGTGTCACCTTTTGAACCAGTAAAACCTATTGAACCTGTATAACCTAAATCTCCTTGTGAGCCGGTGAAACCTGTGTCACCTTTTGAACCAGTAAAACCTATTGAACCTGTATAACCTAAATCTCCTTGTGAGCCGGTGAAACCTGTGTCACCTTTTGAACCGGTAAAACCTATTGAACCTGTATAACCTAAATCTCCTTGTGAGCCGGTGAAACCTGTGTCACCTTTTGAACCGGTAAATCCTGTTGAACCAGCAGCACCTGCTGAACCTGTAAAACCTATGTTTCCTAAAGAACCTGTAAAACCTGTAGAACCTGCTGAACCTGTAAAACCAGCACCAGCTGAACCAGTAAAACCTAATCCTCCTGTTGCTCCTGCTGAACCTGTAAAACCAATATCTCCTTTAGAACCTGTAAATCCAGCACCAGCTGAACCAACAAATCCTGTATCACCTTTTGAACCGGTAAATCCTGTGTCACCTTTTGAACCGGTAAATCCACCTGGACTGCCTGTTTCTCCTTTTGAACCTACAAATCCTGTGTCACCTTTTGAACCTGTAAAACCAGCGCCAGCAGAACCAGTAAATCCAGTGGCACCTTGAGGTCCTGTAGCTCCACTGTCACCAATAGAGCCGGTGAATCCTGTTGAACCAGAAGAACCAGCAGAACCGGTAAATCCAGTGGCACCTTGAGGTCCTGTAGCACCATCAGCACCAGCAGAACCGGTAAATCCTGTTGAGCCAGAAGAACCAGCAGAACCGGTAAATCCAGTGGCACCTTGAGGTCCTGTTGAACCATCAGCACCAGCAGAACCGGTAAATCCTGTTGAACCAGAAGAACCTACTGAACCGGTAAATCCAGTATCTCCTTTAGAACCTGTAAATCCAGTACCAGCAGAACCAGTAAATCCGGTAGAACCTGAAGCGCCATCAGCCCCAGCTGAACCGGTAAATCCAGTGGCGCCTTGAGGTCCTGTTGAACCATCAGCACCAGCAGAACCGGTAAATCCTGTTGAACCAGAAGAACCTACTGAACCGGTAAATCCAGTGGCGCCTT